TCAATTACTTGACGCCTTCCGACTGTCGGACTGTGCCGGATTTGTGTCAAAGAGCACGTCAGTGACCGTGCGATCAGCCATGGCGTGAGCATAGGTCTTGACGAGTGTCGCGACGTCCTTCCAGCCGCCTCTCTCAGCAACCGTTTTCACGTCAATACCCTTATGCAGCATCGTGGTGGCGAAGCCATGCCGGCACGAGTGGGGAGAAAGGCGCTTGATTCCCGCCCGGGCGATCGCGTTGTTCCAGACCTGGCGAACGGCATTTGCGTGGGTGTAGCGGAAGACTCTCTCTTCTGGGTTTCGATTTGACGGGATGTTCGATATGGCGGCCAAGAGGCGGGTAGGCAAATGCGCCTCGCGTTCGTCGCCGCCGATCTTGCTCTGACGGATTATGGCGATGCGGGCCTGCAAATCGACATTGGCCCACGTCAACGCAACTGCCTCCCCGATACGTGCTCCAGTGCCGTACATGAACATGCACAGTGCTCCGAGGTGAGGGGAGGCATGCTCTACGAATTTGTCGACCCACTCGGCGGTCACAGGTTCTTTGATTTTCGTCTTAACCTTGAACCGATGCACCTTGAGGTGAGGGCACCAATCGTTTTCCGCCGCGAAATTAACGATCGCCTGGGTGGGAACGACGGCTTGGCGATTGCGCGTTGCAGCGCCAGCGTTCGGATAAAGCTTGATCGCGGCCGCCCGCACCGTCTGACTGGTGATATCCTTCACCAACGTGTCGCGCCAATAGTCCTCGACACGATCAAGAAAACGGGTGGTCTTGCCCGCCTGACGATAAGCGATAGCCGCGTCAGCGAAGCTCAAGGTTGCCCCCGGTCCATCGAGATGACGCGTCCATTCGCGTTGTTCACGCTCGGCCGCGATCCGCTGCGCTCTTGCTTTTTCCGAAGTTTCCGTAGTGCCTCGTATCCGCCTTCCGGCGATCGTGCCCCGGTAGTGCCAGATTTCACCGCGCTTGTAGAGCTTGAGGGGCATGGGCTGGTTTCCTCCAACAACATCTCGACGTGCGACTTGAGCAAGATCATGCGCTTTCCGTGGATCGAGCAAGCGCCGATCTTTCGGGCTAACTCTTTCAACGAGCGCTCAGACCAGCCGAGATGGCCTGCCAGCTCGCTCGGCAAGACATACTCTGGCATCAGGTGCCGCACTTCCGGACGAACTTCGGTGCTGATTTTGGCATTGGGAGTTGCCATCTCTGCTCCTGCCTAGTTCCTCGTGAGAATGACATAGGTGCGGCCGACGTGATCGGCCGTCGAATACTGCACTGCGAATTCCTTCTCCCCTTCAGGAGTAGCAATGACCGCCCGGTCGTAGCGCCTGGGCTCCCAAGGCAGGTCGATGGTCATGAAGCTGATCGCGAGAGGGTTCGAAACCACCTTCATCTCGCCGAACTGTTTCAAAGCCTCGCCCCATTCCTCAAAGCGGCCCTTGAGCCCATCGACGACGGCGCGGCTCGGGTCCGGCTTTACGTCCATGGCGCCCGCGACCATGGGAACGAGCCGGGCGTCCACGCCGAAAACCTTCCGCGTGGTGCGCCCAACCAATTCCCTGATCGCGCCGATCTCCATCAGTTGGAGATCCGGACTTCGACGGTGGCATCAGCGTCGGCGGCCGCCTTGGCGGCGTGGCCGATCAGCGTGTTGCCGCTCGCCGTGGCGGTGACCTTCTTGTCGGCGGTGATCCAGTAGACCTTGACCTTTTCGCCGATCGCGCCGGCCGCCTTGGGCAGCGTGTAGACGCCCTCGACAGCCATCTCGAAGTCCTTGCCCTGGGCAGCGTCGCCAGCCGCGACGCCGAACATGGCGCCGATGATGACGCCCTGACCAGAGGTGACGCCACCAGAGGGCGCGGTCGCGGTCAGCATGCGACCTTCCTGCACGAAGTTTTTCATTGCCATCTGTTCCTTGTACGAATGGGGGCGATCGTCACACTCGGCCGGCCTTCCAGCTCGGCGATCTGGCGATCGATGGAGGCGAGTGCCGCAGCCATTTCGCTGTCGCTGCGATACTCGATTTCTTCATGGCTCTGCGGGGAGCGGATGACGACGCGAGCAAGGCCGGACGCTCTCGCCTTGACGAGCTCTTCACGCCACGCGATGAGTTCGGCCTGCGTCGCCATCAGGGAGCCGTCCCGGCGTTCTTGTACCAGCCCTTCGTGTCGACGAAGCCGGCACCGAAGTCGAGGCGGACCTTGACCTCCATGCCCTCGATCTCCCAGCCGGCGCGGGTCTCGATCTGCGGGCCTTCTTCGCCTTCGAGGTATGACCATTCGAGGCCGTCGGCCGTCGCGGGGTCGGCCGCGAGGTACCAGCCGCGGCCGTTCTCGAAGTAGCCTTCGACGATCAGGGTCAGCTTGTTGCTCATCGGGTTCGCATCCGCGATCTTCGCGGCGGCGATATCCGAAAGCAGCTTTTCCGCCTCCGTCTCGCCTTCGGGCGGCACGATCAGGTACTTGGCACCGACCGTGATCGGGTTGCCCTGCAGGCTGGTCTGCCGGCGCATCGCGAGACGGGCGTCGGAGACGACAGTCAGGAAGCCCGGTGCAGAGGTGATCCACGGGCTGTTGCCGGTCGCGGCGAGGTTGCCGTGATCGGCGTGGAACATCGCAACACCGTCGCTCATGTCGCCATTGTCTTCGACGACGGCTGCAAGCAGCTTTGCCTCCTTGGCGGCGGCACCCTGACCGAGGCGGCGAGGGATATCGCTGAAGGCGCCGAGATCATCATTGACGATAATCTGACGGCTGATGCCGAGACGCTTCGCGTAGGTATCGAGCTTGTAAGACTGCTTCGATTCCTTGAGCGTGCCGGCGCGGATTTCGCCGCTTTCGCCGAGCTTGTCCAGCTCCGGACCTTCTGAGAGCAAGAGGCGCTGGCGGACGCGGAAGTCGCGTGCGTTGACCTGCCGGGCCGCCTGTTTCAGCGCGCTCTCGTTGACCCGGTAGCCGTCGAGAAGCGTGCGATTGGCGGCATCGCCCAGGATCAGCGGGAAGTCCGACGTCGTGTGCAGGGCACGTTCGACCAGCTTGGCCGGCGAGAGCCCTGTGATTGGCATGCTGCGGAGGCGGAGGCAGTCGACGGCGAGGTCGACCATGCTCATGCCGCGATACTGCCGAGCCGGTTCCGTCGGGTTGTGGCTCGGGTTGATGCGGGAATAGAGGCCTTCGCCGAGGGTGCGGGCGCGAAACTCCGGATCGGTATAGTCGGCGCCGATCTGGATGTTCGAGCCGCCATGGATGGCCGGCTGGTTGCGGGTCATCATGGCAGTGGTGGCTGCAGCGCGGGCCTGTTCGGCCGTGGCTTCAGCATCGATCTGGGTGTCAACCCAGGTCTGGGGCAGTTTCAGGTTGTCTGCGATAGAGCGGATTGCCTTGTTGATCTCTGCTCGTGTCTGAACGGTCGTCGTATCCGCAGGTGCCGTTCGGATTGTTTCGGGAGTGGCGGCTGCGGCCGCCGGCGTAACCGGCGCAGCGGCCGGCGGGTTTTCGATTTCCATTGCAGAACCTCGGGTTCGTGCCTGGTCATCGGCAGGGATCGTTGCAAGGCTGATCTCGCGGAGCACCCATTTCGTCGCCGTCTTGATGCGCGCGCCGGTCTTGGGATCGTTGGTTTCCTTCCAGGCCTTGACCTGGTAGCCGCAGGAGACGCCAAAAGAGAAGTCATCCGAGAGATCAGCGGCAAGCCGCAGCGCTCTCGGATGACTGCGCGACAACCGGATTTGCGCCTTGGCTTCCCTGCCGTTGATCCAGGTGGATTTCACAGCGCCGAGGACGCTATCGAGGTCGCGCGCATGGTTGTCGAGAAACGGGATGTTGTCCTTCGCCTCGAGGCCGGCAACGTCGAGCAGCTCGGTGTAGGGGCCGCGTTCGTCATAGCGCAGGACCGCGCCGCCACTTGTGGCAAAGGTCACCTCGAATTCGAGCGTCTCGGCATTGAAGCTGTTGCCTAGCGGCGCGCGACGGGTGAGGAGTTCCATGGTTTCCGTCGTCATCAATTCAGGCGCTCCTTATTCTGGCGACGCTGGTAGTCCTTGGGATTATCGCGCACGAACCCCTGAGGAAGGCGGACACCGGGTGGAAAGCAGATGAGCGCTTGTTGCTTGCCGTTCTGATCTTCGATCGTCAGACCGCGCTTGAACATTTCGTCCTGCATGTGGCGCATGTGGTAGAAGAAAACCGAGTAGGCTGCGGTCAGCGCGTCATCGTGCATGGTTTCCGGCACGTTTTCGAAGACGCGAAACAGGAAAGACTCGAACATCTCGGCGGTGATTTCTTTGTAGTATTCCTCCTCATCGGAGGGCCAGCGGGTCACTTTCCAATCGCTCACGCCACAGCTCCCATCTTGTCCTTGGTGATTTCGGCGTCGACCACGTGCGGGTCGCGGCCGCGCGCTGCAATCACTTCGTGGCGCGACTTAAGCTTGGCGTTGATCGCCTCCACATCGGCCTTGGTTTCCTTGAAGGGATCGAGCTGATCCCATCCGGGGAAGGAAAACTCTGCTTCAGAGGAGACAGCGATCTCGTCGGAGAGGCGGCCGGCCAGGTGCTCCATCATCAGCGTCCGCTTCCAGAGCGGTCGGAGGAAGCGCGCCACGAGGATGTTCCTCTGGATCGAAACGGCGCGGCGGCGAAATTCGAGAAGGCCGACACGAGCGGACGAATAATTGACCTCGCTGAGATCGCCGGAGGACAGTTCATAGGGAACGCCGGCACCGGAGCTCGCCGCCCGGATCTGCGTTTTCAGAACATCGTTGATCCCCGTCGAGCTGGACGGATTGACCGTCGTGGCCTGATAGCCGGGCGGCGCGAAGATCGACGAGCCGGGCTCCATCGAATAGTCGCCTGTCGTTTTGTCCTCAAGGTCGGAAACGTGCGAGGCATCCGGATTGGTGAAGATGATGCCGATCAAGGCCTCGGCATTGTATTTGGCAAGCGCCGCGTCGCCGAGCCGGCTGATTTCCTCGATCCGCGTCGCCGACGACGAAAGCCACGAAATGCCGCGCTGCTGGCCGGGGAAGCGCGGTTCAAACAGATGAAGGATATCGGCGGCGTCGACGCGGATGGTGTCCCAGGCGAGCGCCAAACCACCTCGAACAGTGCGCCGGAAGTAGTAGGCGATGCGCTGCCCGTCGGCATTGTATTCGATACCGTTCTCGATCCAGCCGCCATCGAACTTCGGCCGGATGATGCTGCCGTCGAGCTGCTCGCTTGCGAGGATCTTGTAGCGTGCCCGGCCGGTGCGGCGATCCGTGAGCAGCTGGATGAAAACTTCGCCACTGATCGCAAGGCCAGCCATGATGCGGCGAAGCGCTGCGCCGAGGTTCGTGATGCCCTCGAAGTCGCCGTTCTCATAGAGTTCATCTGCGATCGGCTGCAGCTCCGGCCGGTCGGGCCGAACCGCAGGGCCGTCGCCGACGATGTTCTCGTAGGCCAGCACGATCGCGGTCGCGAGCGGGTTGTTGATCACCTGGGCATTGGAGCGGCGCTCGGCGGCGGCGCGGCGGGCCGCGATTTCACGGCTCGGTCGGGCGATCGGCGTCGACGACCAGCCCTTGCCGGCTCCGGCCGCATCGATAGAGCGGCCGAACAACTGCCCGACTTTCTGCCAGAATGTGAGTTCGACTTTTGCGGCCATCAAGCACCTTCCGGGTCGGGGTAGGGCTGAAGACCTTGCTTCAGCCGATACATGGCGTTGAGCTTCATTATGAACAAAAGGTCCATTTCGATCATGATCGACACAGGGGCTTCGAGAGCACGAGCCAGCCGGCGCAGCGTGTGGCCACCTTCCTTGTCAAACCAGTCGGTCGACAACTTGAAGCCATCGCCATCGCGCAAAATGTAGGCGCGGCGGTAATCAACCGGACCAAACATATCGACCGTGTATTGCGGTATGCCGTCCTTGTTGATGGTCGGCTTGTAGTGTTCCAGAAACGGCTCAAGCTCGCCGAGCATCTCGTCCGCGAGCGGCGACGAATGGGACGGCTTTACGCCGAGAAAGCTAGCTGCCAGCATGAACTGTATGGCAATGACGGCAGCGCCGGACCAGCGCGCTTTAGCGTGTTTCTTCTTTTCGCCCTCGACTTCGAATACACCACGCGCCACCCAATTTTGCAGCGTGCCCTGGCTAAGCCCGGGCACGAGCGCAAGAACGTCAGCCTGCTTGTAAATGGTCGCTGTCAAATCAAGGTCCATGATGATGCTTATCGCATGATAACGATCAGCTTTGCAAGATTATTATCACGTGATTGAGATTGCGGCCCCGCGCCGGTGTTAAAACGCGGGGCCGCCTGCCGGCTAGCTCACCGGCGATTGCCGCCGGTTTCCGAAGGGGCGGCAATTGGGTTCCACGAAGTTGCGCATGGAATTCAGGATCATCCTCAGGTAACAATCGTTGCCGCCGCTTCCAGCGGGATCGGGCATCCAGCGTTCCAACGCCTCAAGTTTGAAGCTGATGTCACGCGTGGACCGACACGGCATTTCCCAGACCTTTTCCTCGATCGTCCATATCTCGCGAAAAAGAGCGTTGCTCTGCTCTTCCAGTGCTTCGTAGCCCGTCGCCTCGAAATAGAGGTCATCCCGGTCGATTTGCTCTTGCATCCGCTCCTGCGCGCGATGCCAGTCGGCGCGAACGATATCCGGCAAATGCCGGTCCATCTCACTTGCGCGTGCGCGCACCTCGGCCTGCAGCAATTTCGAATGGAAATAGCGGTCGATCGTCGCACGCCCCGGCGAGCCGTCAAGTTTCGCTGAAGGCTCCAGCGCCGGATATCGCGTTTCCAGTTCCTCGCGCGAAAAAATATCGGACCATCTCAGCATGCCGGTCTTCAGTTGTCTGCGGTTTTCGAGGATCGAGGTCATCTCGCAATCGATCCTATTGGCTTCCGCGAGAAGTTCGTCATGCTGATCTTCAAGCCAGCGCATCATGTCTAAGTTATCCGACGCCGCGGCTTCCAATGTTGCGGGGATGGCGGCGGTCGGCGCGGCGAGCAACCCGGCGATGACAGTGCGGCGAGAAAGGGTCGAGCGGTTAGCCATGGCGAAGACCTCCATTCCGCTTGAAGCAGTTGCCCGCCGCCGTTTGTTCAATGAGATATTCGACGCACTCGACCTCAAAATCTTCCTCGCGGTCGTCGGAAGAGCAGAGCTGTCCAAGGCCACCCTTCGCGGTCCAGCCGAGCGACGGCTCAAAGTCAGGATCGGGCTCAAGACGATCGAGCACGCCGATAAGTAGCTCGATCATATCTTCGATTGCGGATCTGCTCTGCGGCGGTATGCCGGGAGCGATGAAGACCAAATTTTCGCTTGCATGCGGCCGTCCTGCCGCGCTAGTGTTAGCGTGCATCACATTTCCCTCGGTTGTGTGGTTCGAAAAAAGGGCGCTGCTGGTTTACGAGGCCGGTGCAGCGCCCTTTTCATTTTCGGGCGTTAAGGGCTGGTCAAAAGCCGCGCGCTCGATCATCAGAATGATTTCTGCATTCATCGAGCGTCGGTTCTTTTCGGCGATCTCCTTTACGCGGTGTCGCAAGCCGTCAGGCATGCGAAGCTGAAAGCGTTCCGCTTTCTGGCTGGGATACATGTTCGACTCTCCTGTAAACGAATCAGATGATGGCACATGGGCATCATGCTTCGCAATAGGAATGATGCCCATGTGCCATCATTTTCTTACTGGCAATGTGCCAGTATAGCGTAGCTATGGCGGATCAACTCACCCGAGATCAAAACAAGTTCATCGTCCGAATGCCTGAAGGGCTTCGCGAGCGCATCAAGGCGACCGCTGAAGAGAATGGTCGATCGATGAATGCCGAGATCATTTTTCGGCTACAGGAAGCTTATGAGATGGATGATTTCAGGCGCCATCACGAGAGCTCACCACCTCATTCCGAAAGTGATTTCGAAGGATGGAGCCGGGAGGGGCCGGGGAGTGCGTCGAAGATCGACCCTGAAGTTTTCGACGTGATCATGCGTGAGGTCGACAGTCTTCGTGCCCGGCTGATCAAGGCCTTTAGCGAACCGGCACGATAGGAGAGATGAGGTGTCGGACGTCCTTTATCATTATTGCTCGACATCGACATTTCAAAGCATAGTAAGCCGAAAGAGCATTCGACTATCGTCCCTCGTTCTCTCCAATGATGCTGGCGAGGGCCGTTACATAGCAGATGCGTTTCTTAAAGCATGTGCGCGCGAAGGGGTTGATGGCCAAGATCTGGTGGACTTGACATCTCGTGTTGAGAGTATGCTAACCGGTTTTGGCGCATTAGCGCTCTGCCTGTCATCTGACGGCGACATGCTTAGCCAGTGGCGTGGATATGCTGATGACGCCAATGGCGTCAGCATCGGATTTTCAAAGGAGGCGTTAGAACGGACTGGGGCGGCGGCAATTTTTCGTGGGAACCGCAACGAAATTGTCCCCGTAGAATATGATCCGAAGGTTCATCTTTCCTTGGTGGAGCCCCTATCCAAGGAAATTTCAAAGATAGTTAGAGATGGTATATTCTCAATTCCGAGAGCCGGCTTTAACAAAAGTAATGCTAACCACTATAAAGGCGTATTGGACGCCTACACAACAGAACTCTCAAAACTTGTCGGCGTTCTTTTCAAATGTAAGCATAACGCATTCCGTGAGGAAAACGAATGGCGTTATATGGTCATGTATGCTCGACTAACAGTTGGGAACACTGCTAAGCCGCTAACAATTGATTTGCAATATCATCCTCGAAAGAGTGCATTGGTCCCGTACATTGAGGTTCCACTCGACCAAGATGACGCGATTTCAGAAGTTATCATCGGACCTCGACACACAACGCCAGTCGAGATTGTACAAGACTTCCTTCGGGATAGTTTCCCGAAGGCCGTCGTGAGAAAGTCGGTAGCTACATATCGCTAATCCAAGTCGAGTTCGTGCCCCTCAATATTCAACAGCAGTTCTCCCGGTCCTTTCACATCGAACCCGGTGAGCCGCTGCACCGCCCAGCAGCAGCTGCATGGGCTGATCAGCACAGCCGCATCGTCGGGAAACCGCGCAATCGCGTTGCGCAAATCCCCGATCGTCATTTGCACGTCGCTGCCGATGCTGACCACCATGTCGCCGGCAATGTGCCGGGAATTATAGTTGATCATCCGAACACTCCCTTTGTAGCGGCCATGAGATTGCGACGGACGTAGATTGGTAACCGCCTTTCCACCTCGCCGAAGAAAACCGTCTGCACGGCGGTTTTCACCATTTCCTTCGGGATGGCCGGACCGAACATGTTCTCGATCACGTCGCGCATCTGTCCGGCATAATTGCCCGCCTTCGTCTTCTTCCGGATGCCGGTCTTGTGCATCACGAGGCCATGGAGGCCATTGTTGATGAACGCGCCTTCGAACAGCCGCGACTTGCCCCACGGTCGCGCCCGCACGCCATGCTTGCGCTGAATAGGCCCGAAATCCTTCAAATACATGAAGCCGCCGTCGGAGCGGATCAGATATTCCAGATTGCCTGACCAAGCCTTGATGCCTCTGATCGCGCCGCGCTTTCTCACCGTGTCAGGTGGAACGCCGACTTCTCGCGACAGTGTCCGCAACACCTTGGGGATCGCGCCCTCGCCGACCGTGTTGAGCGCCGCCGCCATGGCACGCCGGCCGGACTCTTCCTTTAAGACGTCGACCGCGACGTTCAGAACCTGAATTCCATTTCCTACGATTTTTACTTCCAGCATTGCTGTCTCCTAAGCATGGGCCTGATAATTCATGTCGGCATGTGTCCCGGCTATCGCCGTCTTCACTGAAGACGCGAACTGCCGTGCTACCTCCGCCCCATTTGTTGCCTCTTGAATGGTGACTGGCGCGTCGATTTGGTAAGTTATGTTAGGCTGCGGCAAGTTGGTGACGCTTACTTGTTGCACACCCGATGGCCGCGTGATCACCGTTGGTGTACCGATGAGGCTCACCTGACCTGTGATCGATTGCAACGCATTCGGCTGAGGGTCGACGCCCCATCGCGGTCCGGTTTCCCGCTCGAAGAACTGCCGGCGATCGCCAGCCTCGACGGCGCGGTCATTGCCTTCCCGGCTGTAGGCATCGCGAATGACGGCATCGACCGCCTGGCGCAGCGTTTCCGCCAAATAGGCCGCTGCGCTGCTGACACCGCTCATGTCGCTGGCAAGCGGATCGATCGTTGCGGGATCGCGCCAGAGGCCAGCGCGCGGGCCGGAAACGGGGTCGGGTCCAATGTCCTTGCCCGCCTTATGCCGCCCGCCTTCGTATTCGCTATACCCTTCCTCATAGCTGATCGGCTCTCGATCAAGGCGCAGGTCTCGGCGAACCTGTTCGCGAAATAGCCTGTCTGCAAGCTTCTTCTGCCGCGCCTGTATCAACGCCAGGCTGCTGTCGATCTGATCGCGGCCATTACCGAACTCGTAAGTGGCTTCAAACGTCTCCGTCCGTCGGGCCGCCGCTACCTCGGCCGCCGTCATCGGTTTGGGTTTTGCCTGACTTGGAACCGGCACCTTCTCGACGGGGATTTCTTCGTCAGGCGAAAAGCGATTAGATCGGCGCTCGCCGAGCAACGGCGACTGCGGCCCTTTGCCGGGCTCGTATTTCGCCTCGTTGTACGGCTTCGCGAGATCAAGCCTGTCGAAGAATTCGAAGACCGATTTCGCCTGGTCCCGGCCGATCTGCATAAGCATGCGCTCGTAGTCGAGTTTCCATCCTTCCGGTCCTCGATCGGGAAAGCGTTGCTTGTATTCCTTCGCGAACTGATCTTCCTGCCATTGGGCAAGCTTAGGATCGCCGAGCGTTGACTTTTGTGTCCCGCGCCCCCGTGCGTCGCTGTCATCGAGCCAGTTATTGACCTTGTCGAGGACGGGCACCGTACCCGATGCGACATTCTCGCCGACCTTCGTCCACAGCTTGTTCCAGCTGGCGCCGAACTTATCGAGCGCGCCCTGAGTGTCGGAAATGCTTTGCTGGAAATCCTTGAGCGTTGCGCCTTTCGAATTATTCAGTACGCCGATCAGCTTCTCTATTGCTTCGCGCTGTGAGAGCAGAGCGGTCATGCCCTTCGCAACTTCGGCATCGGTGAACAGCTGCGCCAGCTTCGTCGAATCGCCTTTCGTCGCGGCCTCAGTGACATCTAGGAAGGCGGACACGAGGTCCTGTCCCTGCTGGGTCCGCTTTTTTAATTCCTTCTCCAAATTGATGTTGAATTTCTTGAACTTCGACTGCGTCTCAGAGCTCCAGACCTTCTGCAGGATGTTGGTCATTTGCGTCGCCGCGTCGGAGGCGTTACCTGTCTTGTTGCGAAGAGTTTGCATAAAGGCGACAATTCGCTTCAGACCGTCGACGCCCTCGTAGCCCATGTTAGATGCAGAAGAGAGGATCGATGGGAGGTATTGGCTCATATCTTTGAGTTCGAATTTTCCCTGCTTACCACCCTCGACCAGAACGTCGAATGCCTCCTGCATGTCCTTGCCGGCAATCTTCATCGATCCCGCAAGCGCATCGGCGGACAGTGCGACATCCGCGATCTCTGCGCCGGACGCCTGGGCCGTGGTGGCAACAGACGGCAGGAACGCCATCGCGTCCTCAAGCGACCGGCCCGAGGCGACGAGCGTTTCGAGTCCGACCACGGTCTTGTCGAAGCCTTGCCGCGTATCCTGCGCAATTGTTTGCAGCGCCTGAACTGTGGGCTTGACCTCTTTGAGGCCTTTGCCGGCATTGATCAGGATGCGATTGACCCGGCGCTCCAGCTCGGCATAGTCCGCCACCGCCTTGCCGGCGACGACACCGGCCGCGAGCACGCCGACGGTGGCGTAGCGGCCCATCATCGCGGAGGTCGCCAGCAGCTCCTGCCGAGCCTCGGCCTGCAAGGCGGTACGCTGGGCAAGGATCGCACGCTCCCGGGCCACCACCGTCGCATTCTCGCGGGAGTAGATCATGGCGCGGTTTCGAGCGAAGCGCTTCTCAGCATCTTCCACCGAGCGCAGATTGCGCTTGATGCTCGAAGCCGCGCCACCCGTATTATCCTTCATGTTGACGACGAGCGTCGAGCTGAGAGAATTGGACTGGCCCATGACGCTCACTCCACCTTAGCCCTGAGAAGATAGTCCGGCGTGATGCCCTCGAAGACGGAGTGCAGCGCATCGCTGTCAGGCCAAGACAGCTTGGCGAGGATCTCTGGGTGCAGATCAGTGAGCCGCGAAATGAATTGCCGGATGGTCTGGATATCACCGGCCGCCCAGGCGTCTAGGTCCTCCTGCAGCGGCATACGCATCCGGATCTTTGTCAACCGCTTGCCGTTCACCACCGGGGGATAGGCCAACTCGACCGACCGCGCGCCAGCCCTATTAGGTAGGACAATTGGCACCGCGTCCTCATCATTCTCATAGGCTTCGATCGCCTCGAGCATGGCCGGAGTGAGTTCTTCGCGATCGTCATCGATCGCTGTCGCAGTTTCCTGCGGCGCCGTCGCGTCGGATTTCGCCGGCGTGATCGCGGGCATCAGCGGGTTATCGATCACGCCATAATCAGTCAGGTCTTCCATGTGCTTTTCCTTCAACGTTGCATGAATTTTGAGACGACTTTCGTCGGCCTGCGGATCGGCTCGCCCGCGAGCTGCGCCGCGAGCCGGGTCTTTTCGATTTCAAGATTGGTCCCGAGGGTGATCAGGCCCGTGAGTGCAGCGAGCCCGTAGACCATGGTGTCGAATGCTTCGTTGCGGGAGCCTTTGATCTTCGGCTCCCAATATCGCTGCGGACGGCCGCGAACGATTTTCGTCCGCCGGACCTCGGCCGTTAGCTGTGCGAAATAGTGCGGCGGGAGAAAACTCGGAAAGTGAATGCAGCCGGCGCCGGCGCTGGTGACCGGCAGGCGCGCCGCGATCGTGTCCTTCAGTGCGTCGACGCCGATCGTGTAGAGCGGAACGCTTCCCTTGTTCGAATAGCTCGGCTTCTTTGGCCATGCTGGCGAGTTCGGGAGGCTCGCGCCCTTGATGCCCCAGATCCGGCGGCCATGGCGGGTGCGGATATACTCGTAGGCGGCACGCGTCGCTGATCCGCCTGTGTCGACGCATGTCGCGCTGATCGGCATCGCTGGAACAGCAAGTTCGTGCTCGAAGCGCCGAGCTAGGAAAAGATCAAGCTGTTTCCAGACCTCGGCGCCGGTCGGGTCACCGGGAAAAATCTCATAGGCGACCACCCAGCACTCTTCGCCAGGTGCCCACCCCAAAACCTGCGCCTCGATACGATCGCCCTGAATATCTACACCAGCCGTGAGAAGAACGACCTGTGCCGGCACCCTACCGCTTGACGGCTCACGGCGAGCGAGAAGACCGGTGTCTTTGATGGTCTCCCCTGCCTTGTCTTCCCACGTTTCAGCGAGGACGGTGTTGACCCAGACCTGCAGGCGGCTCGGATCGTTCCGGACCTTGTAATGCTCCAGTGCCTGTTCGCCCCAGGTCTCGAAAGGCGAATACAGCCCGGGTAGATGAAAGCCAGCCGTGATGCCGTCGCCCGCCGCTTGGCTGATCCACTCGCCCTTTTGCAGCATTTCGAGCTTCTGGTAATGATTGATGTGCCCTTGGCATTCACTGCACTCGAAGTATGCCTCGAGCGGCTTGCCCTCCGGCCACTTAATCTGCGACCAGGTGATCGGTTGAAAGCATCCGCAATAAACGCACGGCAGCTGAAAAATCTGCTGGTTGGATTCCTTAAAAGCAGCGTCGATACGGCTCAACCCTGCGAGCTTCGGCGTCGACACCATCAGGATCTTGCGCAATGACCGAAACGTCGTGGTTCGCCTGATCGCCAAGTCTACGGGATCGCCGTCGCCGTCGACGTCGCCATCATAGGCGTCGACCTCGTCGAGGAAGATGTATCGGGCCGGTGTCGATCGAAGCGAGGCGCCTGCATTCGCGCCCGTCAGGACGAGTTGTCCGCCTGGATACGCCTTCATCTTCAGTGAATTTGTGCTGTCCTTCGATCGCGGCGGGCCGATCAATTCTGCAAGGCGCGGGGTCGTATTGATCATGGGATCGATGCGAGAGCGCACGTTGCGGTGAGACATCTCCAATGATGGCTGCACCATCAGCGCCAGACCCGGCGCGTGATCAATCATCCATCCAAGGAAGTTGAGACCTGCTTCGGTCTTGCCCACTTGGCTGCCGGCCATGACGACGACACGTTCATAGCCGCTGCCTTCGGAGAGTGCGTCCATGATCGCCTTGAGATATGGGGTGCGCGACGTACGCCACGGTCCCGGCTCGGCGCTATCCACGGGGAGGATGCGATGACGATCGGCCCACTCCGATACCGTCATAGGCAACGAGGGACGGATGGCTGATCGCCAGATCTTGTCGACGAGAGATGCCGGGTCAATCATCGCTTGCCTCCATCGCCAAGACCTCTGTCGAACGGTCAGCGCGGCGATCAAGTTCTTTACGAACCTCATCGGTGATAACGGCGAGGACCAACGATTCCTCGCAGGCAAGTCGACCTGCCAACTCGGCCGAGATCCGGCGAGGCCATTGCTGCCAAGCGTCGCGCTCAGCTCGGGCACGGGCGAAAATGGCTCGCTCTACGCCGTTCCGGTCCGCGATTTCGCCCTTGAGGCGGGCAAGCTCGATCTCTTCCCGTTCCAACTTGATTGCATTGAGCCGGTCGCGGGTGTTGATGGTTCCGGTCTCCGCCTTGCGACGGCTGCTGTCGATATTGTCCTGTATCCAGATCCGGCCACGGGCGATGTCGATCGTGCCGTTGTGCTCGACCGGCAAGCCCTCCTTGATCATCTGGCTCACACGGCCTTTCGATACACCGGCGATTTCGGCGAACTCGCTTTTGGTCGCGTGCGTTTTGGGCGGCATCGCGAACAGCGCGGCATCGGGGCTATGCATGGATCGCAACCCTCCACGCTAAACCGCTCGATAGTTTAGGAACTAAAATCTGAAAGTCTGGAAAAACCGCGCGGCAGCGCACCCGTGGGTGTCTTGGGCAGGGAAGGACCCAAACGGTTTTTTGGCCAGTCGTGGGCTGGATGGGGATGATGGGCGGGATCATGCCTGCCGCCTCGCCAGCTGTCGCAGCTCATGGGCAAGCTCGCTGCGATCCTCGAAGAACTTTGCAGGGTCACGACGCGAGATGCTCAGTCGCTCGACGCGGTCTGCCAGCGCCATCAGCTTCGGAGCTACCGGCGTGTTATCCCTATCGGAGGCCTGCATGGGCTGGTTTGCGACCTTCATCGGATGCGCCCGGCCCCAGTGTCCAACCTGTCCAACCTCAAGCAAGGCAGGCCGCAAAGGTTAGACACGAAATTGCGAAGCGAATTCAATGCCGTGTCCAACCTGTCCAACCTGTCCAACCTAAAAATAAAAAAGTCGAACAATCTCTCTCTCGCAGGGCTCTGGACGCGCCCGCGCGTGCGCGCGTGA